AAAAGTTCAAGTCTATGTTCTCCATCACAATACCATCGCTCGCAGCAAAAAAAGCCAGTACCATTTTTATGAAATTGCGCTCATAGAATTTCAAGTTTTCCCAGTCCTTGAGGTCTGCTGCGAGATCGATCTCCTCAACCGTCCAGAAACTGGCTATAGCTTTCTTATACAGCGCCCAAAGATCGGGATACCGTATAGGAAAGGTTGTAAAACGAGCGAGGCTCGGCTCGAGTATAGGATCTCCCATTCCTAATAATAAGGCTCTTTTTTTTAAGACGACTTGACATAAGATTTCCAATTAAGCGTAAGCTGCTGAGCTCCGGGTGTGTTCCAAACGGACGTGGTGAATTTATAGCAAGGAACTGTGGCATCGGTATCGGCCGCGGTTGCGGAACGTGTAAATCCTCCACAGCTCGTGTCGACGAGGCACGCGTTTTGACAAGTCGCTAGCGTCCCGGTCGCTACTATAGGACCATTCGAACCGAGCCAAAAGTTCTTGGTAGTGTATCCGTTGTTCGAAGGAGGTCCCCCGGCTTGTATGGGCGCGCTCCAGACAACCTTTGGCGAAGCATCAAATAAAAGGAGATTTCCGTCATCCTGGAGAGAAAGTTGATAAGGACCTGTTCCGCTGTTTTGGGTTCCGGCGCCCCACGCGGGAGTCACGCTGTATTGCGACGGGAACAATCCCATCGTTCCATCACTTTTAAGCATAAACACGCCATTATCGACCGGGGTATTGTTCGAGGCCCAGAGCTGCGTTCCTCCCTTGGTTATCGTCAAGACTCCATAGTTGTATGAAAATACCGCAGATCCACTTGGACTCGTCATACTCTGGCCCTCGTTCAGTGAAGATCCGCTATTGAGAGTGGAATTTCCGCCGCTCGGTGAAGGTGCCGCGACTACTGGAGGGGGCGGCGCGGATTGAGGTGTCGAGCTAACCGGCGGTCCGCTCCCTGAAGAGCCCCCTCCGCTTCCTGGGCTCGAAGCGCACGGAGGCGATGGAACCGGGATGACATTTGCCAGAACGACGAGTACTGCTAGGGTACATAATATTCCGACTAAAAGTGCGACTACGGCCGACACCATCTGATATAAGGAAACAAAATGTTATAAGAATAATGGACGTGACAAAACGTTTAGCGCTGAGACTCAAGCTTCACAAGACCGGTGGAAACATAGTTCATCACGTGGCTCTTTTGAGGCGTGAGCTTATGAATCGAGGAATCAAGTCGGAAATGATACGGGGCTTCTGTGTTATCCCTGAAACAAAAGAGGTCTGTGATCATTATTGGGTCCGTGTTGATGACCTCGATCTGGACGTGGGATTTCTCGTGGCCAAACTCAAGAGCCCTGAGCTCCAGTCTCTACATCCCGTTCTGTTGGAGTCGATGCCCCCTGGCTTGAATCGCTCGGACGAGAAGGAAACTCTAATCCGTGAGGAAAACGAACGTCTGTTCGAACTTTATCAGCGAGATGCCAGAGCTTTTTGGCGCGAGGCTCCTCTCGATGTACGGAATTTCCCTCAGACCCGGTACCTAAATTGAGAAATGAATACTTTTCTTTTTTCATAAGCGGAGTAAAAGCCAAATGATTATTGATAGTTTTTTCCATAGGATTTCCCTGTTCGAGTGCAGTATTAAATTCGGCAAAACAATCGGACAGAAATGCCTGACCGTCCGTAACTCTGTTTTCGGGTTTGATGCTCAACTCCTTTGATATTTTAAGCGCGAGTCTCTTCATAAGCATAGAGGCCCTAAGGGCGTTTGTCATTTTTTCATTCAATTTCATATAAAGCTGAATAGAGCCGAGCACGCCCGTTCCGGCCGACAATATCGCATTGAGAACGCTAACGTATTCTTGTCGGATAAAGGAATTTAGGCCCACGGCCGTTAGTGCGTTTATTGCAGATACAATCAGAATAGGAATGTTAAATTTTGAAGAAAGCCGTGTATAGTACGCATGGTCCTTTGAGTGATGGTCGTGATATACATTACATTGTTGCTCGAGCTTGGCCAGGAACTCTTGCTCGTCTGGATGCCATCGAGGTGTGCTCATTGATATAACGCACTAAAAGAATTTAGAGTTTGACTCTATCTCGACTATGTCTGTTATTTGGTTAGGTAATGCGGTCTTTACTCCCTTGTAGATCATGTTGAATATTGGATTCGTGTTTGTTATGCGAATCTTTTCCAGAATATTCTTGGCCGGGCGCAAGTCCGCAAGTAAATTGAGGAGGTGAATGGCCATTTCCGAATTTAGTTTAGAAATAGGAACACCATGAAGATTGAGCTCGACAATTTCCTTGAGTCCGTGTTTTTCGACGTATTCGTCAAGTTGAGAAATGACCGGATGAATTTCTTTCATAAAATCGGCCGTTTCACTCAGAGTCTTGGGTTGGCGCTCGATATATCGAGACCCAAGGAACTCTATGATCAGGTGCGAACCTTGTGGGTAAAACACAAGGAGATCTGACATCTTACAATTATGAAGACCCTTTGTTTTAACTGAAAATGCGCACATGCACCTCTGTGGATGGCATACGGCGCAAGTATCTATACAACTTGAAAAATAAAAAAGGCCGAAATGAAGCCCCCGTAAAATCTAGAATAACCGTCATGGACTTTGATCGGGTCGCCATATCGGAAAGAGAATGTTCGATCGACTCAAAGTCTGTGTATTTTTGGATCAAAATTGTAATGGTCCTGTGGAGATCAGAACCGACTGACCAGTCCATATGATTTTCTGTACTAAAATTAAAAATGAAAGAAATCGTGAAGATGGTCGGGATAGCATGGGTCGGTCTCCTGACTTTTGTCATGGCTTATTTCATTTCTGAATTTATAAACAAAATTACTCCACCCTTGGATGACGCCAAGTCAAAGACTCGAATTTTTCTCGAGGTCTGCCTCCAGTTTGCAATTATAGGCGTCATATTTTATGGTTCTCGAATTTTGATCAAAAATATACCCTTCCCATTTGAAGGGCTCTATGGGTACCAACACTCGACACTCGGCGAGCTCAGGTCCCTTCCTTTATTCGTATTCATATTCATGTTTTTCCAACGACGGGCACAGGACAAGATGCGGTTTGTGGCTGGTACTTGAAACATTCCCACATCCGTGATGACCGTGGGCTAATCTTGGAAAATTCATCGATAGTGTAGTTATCACTCATTGACCTATTGCATTTGGAACAGATGGGTCTTAGATTATTAATATTAGTAGTTCCGCCTTTGCTCTCGGGAATGTTGTGACCTACCTCGAAGTTAAAAGGGGTCATTATGTTTTCACACCACGTAACAAGGCACTTGTGCTTGAAGTTTTTATCTCCACACCACAAGAGCCAGACTTGCTCACGTAAAGCGCCCGGAATACGATCTTTCATTATTTCTTTATCAAACGCATCTTTTAAGTACATCAGACGGGATTTGAACCCGTGCGCTCGAAAGCAAACGATCTTAAGTCGTTCTCCTTAGACCAGACTCGGACACTGATGTAAAACGCTCCCGGTGAGACTTGAACTCACAATCTACAGATGGCGGCGAGATGAAATATTCATCTCTAACAGTCTGACGCCTTAACCAATTAGGCCACAGGAGCAAAAAAACCGCGGTTCTCGAGGGGGCGCCCCGCTCGATAACGTGGTCCTGGCGGGATTTGAACCCACGACTTCGGGCTCATAAGACCCGCACTCTAACCAGCTGAGTTACAGGACCTTTACATATTGAATATCTTTTTAGGAGTTGTCGTTAGGGGCGTGCGACACCCCGGACAAGAATCCCTCGTACGAGTAGAAGCCCAACAACGATCACAGATGACGTGGCCACATGGATCGATGAATAAATCAATTAACCGGTCCATACAAACGAAACAAGTAAATTTAGCGTACCTTTCAGAATTCGTGTCGACCAGAACCTTCTTCATCGCCTCAACCTTACCTAAACCCTCCCCACATTGTTGAGTCAGGGCGATGACACCCAAGTCGGACTCGTGCTTGTCTAATATACTTGTGAGTGTGGCCTTTAAGTCATCACTCTTGATGTTTTCAATCATCATTTGCAAAACATTAATTTCTTCTTTCAACTCATTAAGTTCAGACAGTTTCGAAGATGTATCGACTTTTTGTTTGGCAAATTCAAGTTTAAAATTGCCCAGTTCCTTTTCGAATGCTTTCCATTCTGCATTCAACTCGCATGGAATGGGGTCTACAGATGGGGCCGGTGGTTTCAGGAAATTTTCAAAAATACCTCGAGCATCCAGGTACGCAAAATTCATACTAATAAAGAAAATAGAAACTTTATCTGGGAAAAAATCTCAACAAATATAAAATGGCCGATGCTGTGCTCATAGCAGTCATGGGCCTGCTCCTCATACTCTTCTGTATTCAGGAATTTTTAGACCCAGCCAAGCGTCAAGTACGATCGGTCGTCATTCGGGCCCTTGTCATAGGAGTGGTGGGCATGTATCTCATTTCTTTGTACAAGGAAGTTTCGACGATTCCTTCGATGCCCTACCAGCCCATCGTGTAAAGCACGACACGGGCTCGGGCTCAGGTTTCATAAATTTCCATACAGAATTAAACAGACCCGCGTCAATCAAAGCTTTTGCTTCGACGTGGTCGGCCAACCCAATGACCCTCCGCGCATCATCCGAATTATAATCAAATTTCTGAAGATATTTGACCATGTCAAACACGGTCTCAAATCGGGAAAGTGTCTCAGCACATCGACGATCGTTTATGTTCCGAGTCATGTTTAAAACCTCTTCGATAGAAGCCCCTGGTGGTAATCTCAATCTAACTTCCTTGACGAGATTACCTTCAGAGATTTCAGGGCGTCTAACGAGATCTTCCATTTATTTTACTAAGTTATAATATATGGATATCCTTAACACAGTTGTTCTGGGTTTACTCGTTGTCCTACTCGCTTTACTTTCGATAACGAGCGGAATGGAGTCCCGGCAGAACCTGGCATATCCGGGTCAGGGATATTTTGCCGTTTTATATGCGGCCGGGGTGGTCGGTCTAATTATGTACAAAATTAAGAACTAAGCGCAAAATCCAGTCGCTGGCATAGCAGCCCGCCAGCTTGATGGACAGGAACCACTCGCACACTCACCATCCTTGCTACATTCACACCCGCTTTGCTTATTGGTTCCGAATCCTGGAGTGCTAACACCGGGTTGACCACCGTCCGCGCATTTGCGGATAGAAACAGAGACGGACGGCTTAGCCTTGAGGCCGAGTGTTAGGCCTAAAATAAGACCAATAATCGCGAGGGCTCCCAAGGCCCACCATATCCATTTGCGATTCGGAGATGCCGAATTCACATTTGGACGGTTATTTCCCGAAACTGCCATTTATATACGCATTTAAAAAGTCCCAGGATCGATGGTCGAGATCGATCTTGGGGCCGAAGCCCGTTTTTTTATTTTTATAGTAACCCTCTAGTTGCTGAATGCTAGACCGCCCATACCTGACTGGATGCGCAGGATGTTGTAGTTTATGGCGAACATCTTCTGGAGACCGCTGGGGTTGGTCTGCTTCATGTTAAGAGACACCTGGGCGTTATCAATGCGAGAGAAGTTGCACGTACCCGTTGGCTGGTGCTCCTCGGGCTGAAGAGCGAAGGAGTACACGTAGATGCCCGGGTAGGGCGTGCCCGTGTGGTAAATGTAAGGCTGGTACTGGTTGAAGTACTTGCCGAGCTGCTCCTTGAAGCGGTCCTGGCCGTTGAGAATGAGCTTGAACGTGCCCAGGGGGCCGACCTCGCAGGCGCTGCCCGCAGTTCCATTGGACGCACCTTCCTCGACCCAGAAGATGTTGCTGGTAACTTGGCCAGTAGTATTTGAGGCATTGAAAAGAATATTAGAAACGGCATTGAGCTGATTTTGGGTAACAGAGGCGATAGCTCCGATGATAGGAGCGGTCGACACAAACAGATGTGGAGCGCCGATGGCATGAGGAAGTACTGGGCCGAGTAGTAGGGGCTGCGTAGAGCACGTCACGTTAACATTAGCCATATTGGAACTAAAGTTCCACATAGTATTGGTATTCTGTGTAGAAGTAGGTGCGGCTGAGTTCTGATAGCACCAGATAAGCTCCTTGACTGGGTGATTGAAGGAAAGGCGAACGGTCGATGTAGAGGCCGAGGCTGATGCGGTCAGAGAATCGCCGCCCGTGTGCTGTACCTGCTCGATCAGGTACTCGTGGCCCTTCTGGGCAAAGCGGCGACGCTCCTCGGTATCCAGATACACGTAGTTGGCCCAGATCTCGAAGCTTGGGTTAGAACCAAAGTAGTTGGTTATGTAAGATGTTAGGTCAAAATCAAGGCGAACCTCGTGGTACTGGAGAGCAATCAGGGGCAGGTACAGGCCCGGGTTGCGGTTGAAGAAGAAGAGCAAGGGTAGGTATACGTACGTCTTACTGTACGAATTGGTGGGGTCGGAAAGAGGCTGGGGAGAAGAGGTCATCTTGCCATACGCGATCTTGTCCGACTCGCCCAGGAAAACCTCTGCATATAGACGGAACCACGTCTGGTAGTGCTTGTCGATGCGCTGACCGCCAATCGTTAGCTCGACCGCAGAAATAGCACGCTCTGCGAGCCAGCACACATCAACCTGCGCATTCGTGGAAAACAGATTCTGTGCAACGGCCGAAGAGTTGGAAGGAATGGCCATGTACATGTTGCCGACCAGGTCGCCGTTGCGGGCGATAGTGACAGACACGCGACCCGAGTTGGTCGCTGTTCCGTTAACCGTCTGCTGAATGTTCTCCATAGCAAAGTTGGTGTGGCGCTTGTAGACCGCCTGGAAAAAGGTCACCTTGGGCTGACCCGTAAGATACACATCCTGAGCGCCATAAGCAACGAGTTGCATAAGTCCTCCAGCCATTTGTACTGTATATCAAGAAAAAAATTTAGTTCGAGAATGCGAGACCACCAAGACCTGACGAGATCCTGAGAACATTGTAATTTACGGCAAACATCTTTTGGAGCAAATTACCGGGCATCCCGGTTTTGATGTAAGATGAGGACTGGGCTATATCTATGCGACTGAAGTTGCAGGTCCCGCTCGGCTGGTGATCCTCTGGCTTGAGGGCAAAGGAGTAGACGTAGATGCCCGGGCTGGGGTTCCCCGAATGATACCGATACGGCTGATACTGATTAAAATATTTGCCGAACTGCTCGTTGGCTCGGTCTGTTCCATTGAGCATGAGCTTAAACTTGTGGAGGGGACCGACCTCGTAGCCATAATAATTGTTAGTAGATACATTAGAAAGACCAGACTCGACCCAGAGGACGTTGCCCGAAATTACGTTCGACTGATAAGAAAATGAGGCTCCGGCTTTGATAGTTCCAGATGATATTGCGGATGATGCGCTATCGGCCGTGACAAATATATTCGAAGTTGTCAAATTAGGAATATATAATACGGGCGATCCAACCTGATTCATGAAAAACGAGGTTCCGGATCCGGCCATCTTCGCTGGATCAATAGTCACATTTACGTTAGAAACTCCGGAAGTAAAATTCCACATTCCGTTCAGGTTTACTGTAGGGGTGGGCGTCTGATAGCACCAGATGAGCTCCTTGACGGGGTGATTGTACTGGAGACGTACGACGGCCGGGGCGTTCTCGGTCGCCCCTGGAACTCCATCCCCTGCCACGTGCTGAACTTGCTCAATCAGGTACTCGAGATTTCCCTTGGAAAAGCGACCGCGCTCCTGCTCCTCGAGATACATGTAGTTGGCCCAGACCTCGACGGCATTTGTTCCAAAATAGTTGGAAAAATAAGAGGTCAAGTAAAAGTCTATGCGAACTTCGTGGTACTGGAGGGCAATCAGGGGCAAGTATAGGCCCGGATTGCGGTTAAAGAAAAACAGGAGCGGTAAATAGACCTTTCCCTGCGAGGTGTTTGTAGAGTTCAGGGCATTCGTCGAAACGGGAAGTGATGTCAAGCGGCCATACTGAATCTTCTTTGTATCATCCATAAACACCTCGGCATAAAGACGGAACCATAGCTGAAAGTGCTTATCTATCAGCTGACCCCCAATGTAGAGCTCGACGTGATCAAATGCGCGCTCGGCAACCCAGCACATATCGTTTCCGGTGTTAGTTGAAGTTAATTGAGTCGCCGAGGATATGACGGGCGTTAGGGCCACAAAAACATCACCGACCAGGTCGCCACTGCGAGAAAGAGTAACAGAATATAGACCCGAATTTCCTCCAGCTCCCTGTACGACCTGCTGTACAGTTTCCATGGCGAAATTTGTGTGGCGTTTATACGTTGTCTGAAAAAAGGTTACCTTGGGCGTTCCTGAAAGGTAGACGTCCTGAGCGCCAAACGCCACGAGCTGCATAAGAGCACCACCCGGCATTTTATAGTATCTAGTGCGAAAAAATTCCAACTCAAAAATATACAGGACTAATACAATGGCACGCACACCCCTACCACCACCCCCAGAGGATGAGGAAATGGATATGGACGAGGAGGATGAGGAGATGGAGGAGGGCATGGATATGTTCGAGGCTCTAGGCTCTCTGCTAGCCACTGAGGACGGCGAGTCTCTGGCCGAGATTGTCAAGCGTCAGGCTGATGCGGTCGAGAAAATCTCCGTTAGCCTAGACATGCAGAACAAGATTCTGGTCAAGATTCTGTCAGCGCTTTCAAAGCCTGCAGAGCCCACAGCAGCTTAAAAAAATACCACCCATTCTTAACAATGGCAACAAAGACAAAGAAGGCTCCGCAGGAGTCTGTTTATCAAAAAGAGATTGGTTCATGGAATGCCGATGATCTTTCGGCGCGCCTTTTGGATTGCGAGCGAAATCTGTACTTGAACCTAAACACGACCGACAAACGCCAAGAAATTTTCAGGCAACTCGCAGACAAGTGGCTGCCGGGCAGCCCAGCGAGAGACCCTAACGGTCTTCCTGTTGATATCGCCAAGGACGACCTGGAGCGTATGCTTTTGAACAAGCGCCGTACTGTCGATATCTGCGGACACATGTTGGCCCGTGCCGACCTGTTAGAAATCAGCCAAACTGAGACGAGCGACATTAATGGAGACAAGATGACTTTCGAGCGCCGCATCAAGCGGTTCCGCGAGTGCTACAAGAAGATCGTCGAGAAATTCATAGAAAATAATACCGAATACAAAATTTTCAATCACCCCCTGGCCGAGAACCCCGATGTCGACTTCAATATTGGTGAAGCCGCAAGTCCGTATCAAAACTTGCTCGTCTATCTTTTGAAGCAGGCCTATCGCAATGGATATCGACGATACCGCGATCAATGCTGCAAGGAAATAGGAAACACTCGAGCCTGGAAGCCAATCAAGGATATCAAGGATTTCATTTATGATGAGACCCAGAAAGAAGATAATACCGAGATGTGGATGAATTTGACGAATCGGGGTGGAATGGCCAACGATGTTATCCGCCATCTTCAGAATTGCAAAGATATCCAGTTTTCCGAGATCAAAAAGGATCGGCACGTATGGTCCTTTTCGAATGGACTATTGGATGCTCGACCCATAGATGACAATCGAGATTACATTGGGGGTCCTCTTCGGTTCACATTTTACGAGTACAATAGTCCTCAGTTTGCGGAGCTCGACCCGATGCTCGTGTCCTGTAAGTACTTTGACCTTCCCTTTGATCCTCACGACTCGACTCCTGACTGGTACAACATTTCTACTCCAAATTTCCAGAAAGTCCTGGACTATCAGAAGTTTGAAGAGTCGGTATGTCGCTGGATCTACGTGTTCATGGGACGACTGTGCTTTGATGTGAACGAGCTCGATGGGTGGCAGATTATCCCCTTCCTCAAGGGTATAGCCCAGTCTGGGAAGTCGACACTCATAACCAAGGTGGCCCGCAAGTTTTACGAGTGCGAAGATGTCGCGACCCTTTCCAACAATATCGAGAAAAAGTTTGGTCTCCAGAGTATCTACAAGGGGTTCCTCTTCATCAGCCCCGAGATCAAGGGAGACCTTCAGCTCGAACAGGCCGAGTTTCAATCGATGGTCTCGGGAGAGGATGTGAGCGTGGCCCGAAAGAATGAGACCGCTATTAGTATGCAATGGAAGACGCCCGGAATGCTCGGCGGGAATGAGGTCCCCAACTGGAAGGATAATTCGGGCTCCATTTTGCGCCGTCTAGCGACTGTCAACTTTGGGAGACAGATCGCGCCGGACGTTGCGGACCCGCACCTGGAATCCAAGCTCGAGCTCGAGATGCCTAATATTCTCTGCAAGTGTGTTAGGGCCTATCTCGATTATGCAAACAAATATGCCGACAAGGACATCTGGAATGTACTCCCCAAGTATTTCAAGCAAATCCAGAACCAAGTCGCGACCGTCACCAACTCTCTCCAGCACTTTTTGTGTTCAGAGAAGTTTCGGTTCGGAAAGGATCTGTGTATTCCCCAGAAGGTGTTCGTGGCCCAGTTCAACCAGCATTGCCGCGAGAACAATCTTGGAACATTCAGGTTCAATCCAGACTTTTACGCGGGACCTTTCAGCTCTCGGGAACTCGAGGTTCGGGTCGATTCTCGAGTGTACAATGGACAGGCTTTCTCGACACAGCCATTCATATTTGGTCTCGATCTCAACGCAGAATAAAATATAATAAAATACTAATATGGACCCGCTCCAAGAGCAGGCCAAACTCGAGCTCGCTCGCATAACCAAAATCCAAAGACTTTGGCGATCCAAGCGCGTTTTTACCAATAAACAATCTGGCTGGAAACTTTCCAAGTCTGAATTTATATCCAAAATTGTCAACTTCAAACTTCCGACATTTTTCAGACTCGTCTTTGATACTGAACCAAAAGGATTTACAGAAATTGCCGGATATGCCTCTGACTTTAAGAAGCCCGTTATTCGCTGGCTCCCGGGCAGAGGCTGGGTCGGAGACGATACGGTTACGATAAAAAAGGTCATTGCCAAAAGGCCCGAACAGAGCATCGTTTTATCGGACGACTCATTTGATGTCATCGGTGCGGCCAACTACGAGGCGGCCCTGCTCGCGATAGTCAAAAGCGGGTGGGCCCCCAAGATTCTCATGCGGGCCCGGCCTACGTACAAAAAGATTGATGGTATTTTCCATGTAAATAGGGATCTTGAACTCGACAATCTGGCCGTCCAACTAAAATATAAAATACCAAATGAAATGCTGGAAAGTGTTCAATACAATGATGTAGGATTTGGAGTTCCGGCCGTGCTTCTCAAAATGAAAAAACCTAAATTTACATATCAATTCTTTAAGAATGGAACTGTTTTGTTTACGGGTATCAAAAAGCCGGAGGACCTTGAAGTTCCCAAGGAACTTTTCAAGCAATTTTTTACAAAATATGATATACTCCCGGCTCTGGTTATGAATCTCGCCCCCGGGAAGCAAAAGATCACAAAACCAGTACGGGGCGGCAACAGAACGGCTAAGATGGCCTACCTGGCCAACCGCCGCCCCCTCGCTTCATCCTGGAACATGCGGCCACCCCACGGGTTCTATGTTCGGCCCGGATCCAACGGACAGCCCCGTCTTTATATGTGGCGAAAAATGGAAAAAGAAGTTCAGACAGGGGAGTGGGTCGACCGTGGTGAAGTTAAGTTAACCAAAAAAGATGCGACCGAGGTCGCCAAAGCTTTTGCCAAGGTTGGCAAACCAGTTCCGGCTCATACCATCGAGGTCTTCAATGACCTCGGTATTCCCATAGAGGCCCCGGTCGCTTCGACAAAGACCAAGGTGAAAAACCGTCGGGCCCCCAACTGGAATGCTACCCGGCCCGGCTTCTATGTACGGCCCGGCCCTGGAAAGCAGCCATACTGGTTCGCAGTTCCGGCTGGAATCGCGGCCGGCCGAAAGACCGTCATAGCTACTTACAAGAACGCCGGGCGAAACATTCCAGCGGCCGTTCGGGCCATTTTCAAAATTCCCGAAAACGTCAAGACCCAGTCGAAATTGAAACACGTCATAACCATGGGTCTTAATCAAGAGATCAGGATAGATGACCGCCAGGCTTCGCGCCTAACAAAGGCTGAGCTCTTGGCGGTAGCCCGCGATATGGGAATAGCCCAAGCAAACAACAAAATGACCCCGGCCAAGATAGTGGGCCTTATCCAAGCCGCCGCGAATGTGTACAAACCAGTCAGAAATTTCAATGTGTTTATGAATGGAATGTTTTACCGATTACTGAACAATGGCCGCGTCGAGCGCACGACTCGAAATGGGGCCATCCAGACTCGGAGAGCCTGGAGCACCTTGCCAGCAGTCGAGCAGAATGCCCTGGCCAAAAAGATACTCCCGGCCAATTTACACAATGAATATAACACATTTCCAAAGGGCAATAGATACAATGCCCTTCGGGCCGTGGTGTACAACTCTCGGGCTAAAAAGGTGGCGAACAAAGAGGCCGAAAAGGCAAAGGCGAACAATAACCGCGCCAAGGCCAAGGCGGCCGAAAACGCCAAGGCCCTAGAGAACAACGAGGCCGAGAATCTGAATCTGGAATTCAACCTGCGACTCAATCGCGATCTTGGAAATGTTGTCAATTCCGGAAACTTGAGAGAATTTATGAATAATGTATACAAAAAACTTCCGGCCGGGGCCCGTGGAAAACCACTCAAGGCGACGGTCGAAGCGGCCTACAAGCGTTTCGTCCGCGAAAAGAAATCGCTCCGGAAAAACATTCCCGAAAAGAAGAGATACACATCCCGAATTCAAGTTCCAAATTACATTCCGGTAAACAAAGCGAATGAGTACAAGAAGCTCGTCACCAATCTTGCATTTGGTTCGAGTAAATTTAATAAATCGACGATAAAGAATGCTATTAAGGCGTGGGTCCGCGGAACTTTCCCACAGAGCCCCGAGCGCGCGGCCTATAATGCAGAGAATGCGATAACGGGCGAAGTCGTGCGCATCGCGGCCCATGTTCCACCAAAACGCGCCTCGCCCATAGTACCTAACCGCTCACCAAAAATAAAAAAGGTCCGGAAACCCAAGTCCCCTGCCAAGGCGACCGCCAAGGTTAATTTAAATAAGCCCCATGTGATTCCTTTGCATGAAAACTATGAAAATCTAGGAACCGCTATGAACGCCGCCGGACTCAACCTGCGACGGGCCTACTCGTGGACGGATCTCAAACGGGCCGGGATCAATCAAAAGTTCAAGAATACTTGGATTAAAAGCATTTCATAATATCGAACACCTTGTTTAGGAGGTTGAACAGCTCGGTCTTTTTCTTAACCTCTTGGGGCTTGATAATCTCGAGCTCAATCTGGTAGCTCGAATCCTCATCGCAGTCCTGATCATCTGGATTTCCTTTGAAAATTGTTAGGTCGATCGACAAATTTTTCCGAACAAAAGACCAGCGCTCCTTGGTCTTTTGCTCGGTGCTCGTTTCTTCGCCATCATAGTCGAACGGCTCTTCGGTCGAGATGCCCAGGCGCGCATCGAACGGGGCGTCTCCCAGGTTGAAATCGTCCACCAGGACTCGCTTCTTGACGAGACCGACCTGTTCATCAGTTTCCTCGTCGACCGAGACGCGCTTCGAACCCTGAAAATAATAAACGGTCGAGTTTGTATGCTGGGTTAGCTCCCAGCCTTCATACTTGATGAGGGCCTGCATAACTTTCTGGAACGTGTCGCGGCCGACATTGGTATCAAACCCCGAGCCCGATTTACGCCCGAACCGAATCTCAATTTCTGTATTAGGCATAGACTTGTGCTTTTCGATGAGGGGCTCCCACTTGTTAAACAGAGGGAGCGCCATTGGCGAAGCTCCAGGTGCGATTTCCATTTATAGAAAAGGAGCTCGTATGTTTTAAGACGAGATGCGGGGTCTCTTGAACCTCGGAAACACTTGTTATTTTAACACGGCCATTCAGTGTCTTGCTCACGTTCCGGCCCTCTCACGACATTTTTTTTCGTCAAACCTCTCGAGCTGCAACTGCATTTTAACTTGCGAATATCAAAAAGTTGTTATCCAATTATTCTTAAAGGACAAAACGGACCCCGTTAACCCATCGGCTCTGTTGTCAGCCTTTAGAGACCGGTTTCCTAGTTTCAGGAACCTGAGCCAGCACGACAGCCAAGAGGTTATCATTCTGATGATTGACGTGTTTGAAAAATCAATCGGCCGAGAATTCATAGTGGGGCTATTTAATGGGCAGGAGGCCCAAGAGACAATCTACCCGGGCGGACGGTCCGTTATGACCAACACATTCACGACTCTCATTCTGCCGGTCGAGGAACCTTCTACTCTACACTCTCTTCTAGAAGACCGACAAAAACCAATAGGAATTTCAGATTACACAGACAGTTCCGGGAAGACGCATCACGTGGCGGCCATCCAGAACAGCATAAAAGTTTGGCCCAAGGTTTTCGGGTTCTCGTTCGCTATGTACGACCACAAATTTCCGATCGAAATTCCTATGAGTTTTGGAGACCACGATCTCTTTGCTTGTGTGCTTCACCATGGGAACCAGAACGGGGGCCACTACGCCCTTCTCGTGAAGCGTTGGGACAAGTGGTACATCAAGGATGATGATCAGGTCCGGGAGATTCCGGAACTGCCGTCTATGCGGGGTGAGTGGTATCAGGCTTGGTACCGAAGCTAAACTCTTCGATAGTGATCGCCTCGCGCAAGTTTACACACGTCCGCTCAAAGGTCCGTGTGTTATTTGGATGGATCTTATCGGTCCGGACCTTTTCGACAAACCATCCCAGATCCCCGTATCCGCATTCCACTATTGTTCCGTCGGCCAAGTCCAATCTCTTATTATGGAGATTCAACTGAGCGACATGTTCAGGGTATCCCTTTTCTTGTATAAATAGAAACTCACCTCTCATGACCAAAAAGTCAACAGTTATTCTGTTTCGGGGTTTCCATTTGAACATTGTTTCATGGGTTCCCGAACGAATAGGTTCGGCTATAGGTGTAAAAACGAGTCCGTCCGTTTCGTATTCGAACGAATTTAGATCCAAAATTGGTGATCCCAGGGGCCACATGGATTTGACTCGAACCTCGAAAGGTGCTTGGACTGTCTTGATAATGCCCTTGATGGCGCTCTTGGCCGCTTCGAGCCGAACATTGAGGTTCTCCCTGCGAAGGTCTACACCCTTGACCCGAATCGCGTCATAAATCATAAAAAGCATTTTACCAGATTTGGCCATGACCAATTCACCATCAAGAAGGGTATCCTTTGGTATCTTGATCTTGACCGGTTCTGTTTTGAACGCCCGATTGACCGTAAACACACCAGCCTCCATGCTAACCAAGAGATGCCTGGTTCCATCCGTCTTTTCACACACCAGATAAGGTTGGCGTTTGAGGAGAGGGAAGTGTCTACGTTCTATTGACACTGGCTGGGGACCAGGAAATCGGGTAGCATCGCTGGTTCCCCAGGCGTTCTGGATGAATTCCAGAACTTCCATTTTTATTATTTATGCGTTTATAATCTCTAAGGTCGGAGCTGAACGCCCGCCGCCTCTAGGATGTTTCCTAGACATTCGTGAATGAAGTGGCATATGACTAGTGCCTCGGACGCTACAACAATTTTTATTCCGACCTGTTTGAGTCGGGCAAACATAATCGCATTGTCAGATGTCGGGAGACTAACTCCCTCGAGTTTTTGGTCGACCGCACTCGAGTCCATGAGCCATACGCGCGCGGATGTCGACTCGCACTCGTAAAGGCCCTTGGAAATCTTAGCCCCGACCCTTGTATCAAACTCGAGGCCACGCTGAGATGCACTCTCGGACGTTCCCTCCTTGGTCGTTTTGATGAAGCGGTCCCAGCTAATTCCTTCGACGACCGAGGGATAGACCATCATGTCGCCCTTCATTGGCTCGAATATCGAGTCGAGCATCTCCAAATTTAGGTTCGTTCCATAATCCATGAAAAAGATGCGGTCTCCGCATCGAATAATCTTTGGCAAAGATGACTTGTCGCTCAAAAAGTGGACTTCGATGTGAATTCCGCGACGCATAC